ACTATTTTCTCGGATATAATACGCAAGAACCTGTCTCGGCCATAGAGCGCTCCTCCTGGAGAGCCGCTGGACCAGAAGAGCTCTGAGCATCCATCTGTTGAATATGTTCGAATAAATTTAGAAATTCCGAGGAAAAAGCGGTATAAGCGGGAAAGGCGATGAGAAGCTTCCAAATCAACACCATCGTACAAACGACATTCAGTAAGAATAAGAATATCATCATGCGGTAAATCCGCTTTAGGAGAAAGTATATTTCGTTCATCATTTTCTTTATGATAATTGTCTACATAATTTAAATAAAGCTTACAAAAAGACAAAATGCTCTGTTTGGATGAAGCATTTTCATTAAACGGATCACAAGTTAGATCAGCACATCCGCTACGAATGACTCGTTGGGGCGCCGTGAACGCAGAATGTAATAGTTGATAAACACCCGATGGAAGTTCACGAACAGAGTCTGAAAATCGGGGGAATAATCGAAGGAGATACGGCCAAGTAGGCTTAATTGTACGAAAATATCCATTGCGCTCAACGCGGACTCCATCAAGGCACTTATCGGCAACTTCATCAATTTCGGCAATTCGTACCTTTCGAGGAAAGAGATTTGATTCTGTAAATCCAATGGAATGGAAGGACTTAGGTCGCACCACTTTTGGCATCTGAGTATAAAAGTCGGGTAAAGCGACAAAACTATTAACATACGACGCAACATACGGTGCTGCGAATCCTCGCGAGAGTGACGCATCACAACGTCCGTAAGACCAAGCCTTAGATACATTTTCACAAACAGTTTGCGAGAATCGTTCGGAATCGGAAAACAATAACAAGTGCCAATGCGGGCGGAAACTGGTAGGGCCGTATTCTGATACAGCGTAGTAACGTAATTTTTCATCGGGGTAATAACTTCTTAAACGTTTTAAAAATAAATCAAGGTCACGATTACAGATATAAGGAATCCTATTAGGAACATCATGCCTAACCTTACCAAGAATATATAAAAGATCCTTAGATTTCATAGGACAAGAAAACCGAAATTCGGGATCCTTAAAAGTACGCTCAACAGTAGAACTCTTCAACTTGACAGAAGCGGAGCGAGGAACGCTACGAAAACCAAACAGATAAGTATTAGGGTCACCAGCATCCAAGTCATCAATAGAGGGAACACAGGGTACATCCGCAATATCATCCGTACATGTTTCAATAACGGAAACCTCCAAAGTAGGGAGAAAACAAGGTGCATAAGTAAGAGTAACAAAATATACGTAACGGAATTGGGCAGAATAAGAGGTGAGCAAATTTGTCTGAATCCCGGAACGACGAAGGATACAAGAAGGACAAGAACCACAAGACACAAGAACAGACTCGTGTGTATACTTGTTAACGACCGTACGAGGATTCTGACAACGAGTCACTAACTTATTCTGTAATTCCTTAGTAATCATTTTCTATCAACAAAATTAAGTTCCATTTGACGGGGGTTACGACCGCGAGCAAAGGAAACATGAACAAATGTACGATATTTTATAAGCTGGTCAAATTTAAAGGAAGAACCTTTAATCTTCAAAATGAAGTCATCAACAGTAAAATCGATAGGCTTCAAATCAATAGCGTCACCAGTCAAATGCTGAGAGGTTTTGGATCCATTACACGCATTATTCTGTTCTTCAGTACGATAAGCAGAAGTAACAGTGAAATGAATATTCCGGCGGAGAAGCCACTCAACAAATTTCATCAATTCTGGATTCATGACTTACGAAAATATTTGAGCAATAGACGTAAGAAGACTGACAGCAGCTGCAATAATTGCAGACCAAATCTTAGATTTAGTTTCACTTTTCATCTGGAATTGCTTTAAAGGTTGAACAATGAGAGACAATAAGAACACAATCAGGACGAAGATGCGAAGAAACAAATTCGGAAATTTCATCAACGGGAACAAGAATGGTTTCGTTCTGATTGGGACTCGTTTTTGATTGAACGGAGCACAAATAATACTTTTCCATAAAAATAAAAGTTAAATTAGACATTGTTTTTAAAGACAGAACAAAGATAAAAACAAACACTTTAAAAAAACAAATGTCAACGTAAAATATTAACATTAATAAACAATGAGCTATATGGGTGACGGGATGGTCTGTGAGTTTGCGTATATAAGACAAGGAGAGACTGAAAGCTATAAGGTAAATAGCTTTCCCTTCGGGCAAACTCATGTAGGCTTCGCCAAATAATATTTAGGGGTATAGCAGCGACGGGGGAGAAGAGCTCTCCGGGAAATTGCTTACGCGTTGCAGACATCAAGCTTCAAGGAAGGCAGTACTATAGCCTAACGGCTCTGATTTCAGTCCTACGTCCCGAAATTCAGAAGGTGTATAACCACGCTGCGCGCGGTTGCCGGAAGTTACTCCAAACACAAAAACCCGACACGTATCACTACGGCCGGGTAAATGTAAACAAAAAAATACTAACGATTGAAATTATAATTAGTATTAGAATTACTATTAATAGAACGAGAAAAAGATTAGAAATGACTCAATGAGGTAAGAAATTACCTATAGTATTACCAATACTAGTTCCATAACCAACCCATTTATCAGCGTCAAAATATGAATGCTTTTTCTTTTCATTTCTGGAACGATACCATTCTTCAATATTCTTACTGCGAGCATTATCTTGAGGAAGACCCAATCTAAGCTCCTCATTATGAAAAGCGGCAGAAGACTGATTAGCCGCAATATTAGCGGCAATCTGAGACTCAGCAATACGAGAGGCAATCCCATTAGAAATAACCTGGCCACGAGCACGAGCAGCAGCAAGAGCTTCCTCAGCTAGAGCCTTTTTAGCCTCAGCATAAGAAAGATATCCAGAAGCCATACGTTGATAATAATCCGCAGCCTTAACATTCAAATCAAGTTGTTGTTGCTGATCAAGATACTTATTCATAACACCTTTAGCCTCATTATCAAGAAGCATACCAGCATGCTGAGCGCGCATAACAAGACCAGTCATTGCCATGTTGTCAACTTCCTGCTGTTCCTTAGCATAACCAAGCTGGGCACGTGCTAATCCAGTAGACCGCATATAATCACGAGCTTCATCAGTAAGTTTTCCCCAATCAACATTGGAAAGGATCTCCATAGCCTTGGCATCAGCAAGCTGTCTGGCTCCTTGCATTTGTGACTTTTCAGACTGCATAAGCTCATATTGAAAAACATTACCAATAGAAGAACCAATGCCGGAATAATCCGCCTGGAAAGGCTGCATGACAGCAGAACCGGCAGAAGAGGCAGCAGCACCAGTACCGACAGACTGGGCAGAACCAGCAGAACCACCATTCATCATCAGATAAGGATTCAAACCAGCTTCTTCGAGGCGTTGACGTTGCGCGGAGGCAGTATTATATGCGTTTTCCTTGTTCCACATATTTTCCTGGAAATCGCGCTGCTGCATTGCCATACGCTCGTTAAACTGATTATTCATCTGATTTATCTTATAATTCATCTGGTTAGTCTCCCGGACATTTTGTCTGTTCTGCGAATTCTGAATAGCAGAAGAACCAACACCAAGGAGACCACCAGCGATTGAACCAAGAAGACCCATTATTCAGAGGAAGCAGCATCAGCGGGAGCAGCAACCGCTTTTTCTGCCTCTTGTTTAGCGTTTTCAGCATCAATCAATTCCTGAGCCTGAACTTCAAGATTTTGAGCATAAGCCGACAACTCCTTAGACCAAGCAATAATCTCAGAAGGAGCCTGGACATACCGAGAACGAACCGTCGCCAAAAGATCATCATCAGACATTCCGTCCATAATCTGCTGAATCTGAGAAGCGGGCCGATTGCCTTGGCCAAACTTGGAAGCGACAGAAATACCGGCACGGGAAGCCAAGTCCTTAGAATGAAGAATCAGATGGATATCAGAAGTATAACGCACCGGACAAGTCTCTTCATTATCATAAATTTCAACTCGAAGCTGTTCGGTAGAATCAAACTCGGGAGCAACTGCAAAAACATCCGGAGAAACATCGGGAACAAGTCCGGAACCTGGTTCCAAACTTTTCAGAGAATTAAATTTTCCTATCATAATTAAAAACTTTAGTAAGGTACACCATCACGAGACAAATTACGGGCAACATAGCAACCGATATAAGAGTTAACCAACAATTGGTCAGTATCCCAGGTAGAATCAGCGTTCACACCAAAAATCGGGTCAAGAACAGAAGGATTGACCTTGAAAAACTTGTAATTCAAACCAACTTTAGTCACCGGATCGGGAGTAGAACCGCCAAAACGGGCCCAGCCAGAAAGCAAGGAATCAGTTACAGGAGAAACCCAAGATTTTAAAGTAGTAGTAAACGCGCCGTTAATGACATCAAGCTTAGTCTTCCAATTGAAATAACGGGGATTATAACCGGCATTAAACAGATTGAAAGCAGTAGCAAGTGAAGAATTAAAAATCTGCGTCATAGGAAGCGTTTCCATGCCAATATTATCAAACTCCGGAATCGGGAGAGACTCAGCATCGGTAACAAGCAACTGGCCATCCTGTCCGGTAATGGAATAATCAAGCAAAGGAACGGCATGATAGATACACATAACGACACAATGTTCGTCAGTAGTATAAGTGAAAGAACCGTTTCCTGCACCGACACCCTTACCGGCAATAACAGCAGTATCACCTTCAGTAGCAAGGTTATTGTTCACAACCTCACTGATATCAAGGTTACGGGAAATACCACCGATATAGGTACACATATTAGAAAGAGCCTGGGGCAGTTTCACGCCAAAGTGCTTGCGAATCTGTTCACGATAGTCGGAGTCTCCGGACTGACTGATTTCCTTCCAACGCTGAAGGGCTTCGGCCTGGCGAAGAGCAAGAACAGTAAATTGATTCTGCAAACCAGAAAGGTCAACTTGAAGAGTAGAACCAGAAAGAATAACGTTAGAAGTAGAAGCGTCTTTGGCCGAGAAAGATATCGGGGTAAGAGGAGCATTATAAGAACCCGCAGTAGCAACCTCAGAAGTAGCATTACCGCTTGAACTCTTTAAAAATACAGAAGGAGAAACAACACCATCAGTATTTAAAAGATTAATTATAGCAACATCTCCAAACTGGGAATTCGGAAGAACACCCATCAGCATGTCCTTGTTCCAGTTACAATATTTGAGGTCAAACATTGTGTCAGATTTCCAATAATCAGATTTATCGGAAGGAATAGAATCAAAAGGAATGAAATCGGGAGAAATTCCAGAAAAGTAATCAACATTATAAGAAGAAGGATTAGAATTTTCCCATTGAGACCAACGGAAGAAATCCTGGTAAATCTTCTGATAAGCAAGAATAGGGAATATATTCACAACGTTATTCTGAGAATACTGTTGAGAAAAACTTGCTGCATCATCATTATTCACTAAAGAAGTAGACCACCAACGATTGCCAGAAGTAGGGACAGAAGACACAAAGTTTCCATAACCAAGATAAGACAAAAGTTTAAAAGACAAATCTCCTCGGAAAAAACCAAACGAATTTTTAAAACCAGAAGAATTTCCGGGATTAGGAGAAGTTCCATTAAGCCGATAAGGGAAATAGAACAAAGAAGACAAAGGCAAAGAAGGAAGATAAGTACCCAAAGACAAATTCTGTGTCAAAGACAGGGCCTGGATCTGATTAACATCCTGCATTTGAGTCAACACAGAAGGAGCAGATTTCCAGAGAAGGCGCAACGGCACAGCATAGAAATCAAAATACTCACGCAACCGGGTATAAGCAGAAGTCTCAACGGGCTGAGTACGAGTAAAATACTCAACATTGAACTTATACTTATCACCAGGCATAGAAATATCCCAGTAAACAGGAAGAAGCTCACCAACTTTTGCGGTAAACGCATTTTTACGTCCAATATCAAATCCAGAACGGTGAGGATGATTCTGAAGATTGGACATCCCGGTGTAAGAAGCCATAAAAAAAAATAATTAAAGATTAAACAATACCAGGCTCATTCTGATAAGAAAAAATACCAGACAAATCATTAAACCTCTTATGTTTGACCTTATCTCGACATTTCATCAATGCCGCAGCGGCCAAGCGACGAACAAGAGGTAGTTTATGGTAAGGTTCTTCCTTATTCTCGGGAAGCCTGTTATAACGGAAAGAATAATTACGAATCTCAAAGTCAACCAAATCCTTGTCATCAGAAACTTCCAGGGTCTGATAAAAATCGACAAGACGATTGTAATCGTAACGACTCCAAAAATTGACTATTTTCTCGGATATAATACGCAAGAACCTGTCTCGGCCATAGAGCGCTCCTCCTGGAGAGCCGCTGGACCAGAAGAGCTCTGAGCATCCATCTGTTGAATATGTTCGAATAAATTTAG